TGGGCACTTGATTATGAAGTTGCACGACTCTGGCAACAGTCCGGGTGCAACCTCCAGTGGCAGGTCCACCGCCACCGGCATTACGAGCTTCATTGATCCCGTGAACTGGCCCGCGTTGAACTCGTAGGGGTACACCTCGGAGTTCAGGAGCGGAGACGGCATTAGGTTATTCATCAGCGCAAGCTCCCAGGAGACCACCGGAGTGCCACTTTGGCCCGGCGAGTGCGTAAGCGCGCCCCCCAGCTCGACGTGCTGGCTGGCGGCTGGCGGATCGGTTATGATCTTCATTTCGCCGGGCATCGCGCTGATTGGCGTAAACCCCGTTGCGAGGATCTGCATGGAGAGCCTAATGAGGTCCCCCTGGCTCGCACCGAGCCTTGCCCAGTTGACCTTCCCGCGGGTAAACTCGAACCCGCGACCCTCTGGCGAGGTTGGTCCCTCTTCGGAACCGAACCAGAACTTGAGGCACGGATCGCTGCCGTTTCCCAGATCGTCGGTATCATCGTTCGTCGCCCTCTCAGGGAACCACTTCTCCCACAGATCGGCCTTCGCCCCCGACCACCAGCTCTTCATGATCAGTGTTTGCAGGTTGATCGTCGCGAACTGCAGCCCCTCCACGGCGTTGAACTGGTAAACGTTGAAGCCGGAAATCACCGCCGGGATCTGGTAGTTGTAGGGCATCGCAAAGCCACTGCCAGGCAAGATCGGCAGATTGACCCACGTCGAACCGCCGGGCTTCTTCATGGCCATAGCATTGCGATACCCGGGAGTGTAGAATTTTGTTGCCATCTGGGTCCTCCTCGACGGCAACGCCACGGCTCTACGCTCTCGATCAGGTTATGCTTTCGTTGTTCTCTACACTGCTAAAGTGCCGCACGCTTACGGCTCCGTCAGCGCGAGCCGAGCCTGCCAGCCGCAGACCCAGGTCGCAAGGAACCTCTGCCCATTCCACTGGTCGCCGAACTGGAGGCCCGGTGCTTCGCAGTAGGTGATCGTGACGCCTGTGGACAGCTCGATCGTCTCATAGGCGATCTGGTTCAGGATCCGCTGCACCGCGCGGCCAAATACCGCGACCAATCGCTCCTGCGTGGTCGGGCTGTCGTGCGCGATATAGCCGTACACCTCCGCGCCTACGTTCGCCATGCGCATATAGTCTGGACCGGCGTACTGCTCCTGGAAGTTGGCCTGCGCCACGCAGATTGCCGGATAGCTCTCAATCCGCTCTGGCAACCCATAGACGATCTGCTTGACGGTCGTGCCCGGCTCGATCTGCTGCATTCGGGACTCAATGCCTTTGCGGTTGTCCTTGAGCGTCTTCACGAGGATCAGGGCAATCTCGTCAATGTCCTCGACGTCCGAGATGCCGACCCAGACGGCTCCCGCGCCTTCAAGTTCGCCCGCAGGCGTGAGATAAGCAGAGTATTGATCTGCGGGTTGCTCGCCGGCGTCCTTCACAGTGATGTAAAAGAGGCGCGCTGGCCGACCCGCACCAACGTAGACCTCCGCTGGCAGTGTCACACGCCATTTGGTAGACGAGAGGTCGCTCTTAGCGCAGGCATCACCGTACTTGCCGGAGGCGGGATCCGGCGGCGTCCTTCGGGCAAAAAAGCTGATGGCGCCTGTCGGCGCCCGGTCGGTTTGGACGTCCGCGCTAACCGAGTCTTTGACGTTGGTCACCGATATGATGTGGATCCTCGCCATTGGGCTAATCCTCCGCCGACACGGGCGCCTCGACCCCGGAGAGGAGCTCTTCGCTCAGCCTCATAATCTCGTTCCAAGCGTCTTCCGTGACTACCAGGAAGGACCGGCGGGCGAGCGCCGGATGTCTGACCATTCGCGCATAGACCCACCCGGGTTTCCCGTCGCCGCGAATCCCGAACCACGCAAGGAACGGTTTGTTCACCGGCGCGATTGTGTAGGGACCAGCGCCACCGTATTCGTGAACGGCCGCATACGGCACCGAGGTGCCGAGCTCCACGGAGCGGCCGTCGCCCCCGATCCTGTGGATGTTCCCCCTGAACCCGCGCCTTACGACGCTGTCCTTGAGCGCGCCCGTGCGAATCAGGATCCCGGGCATCTCTCCGGCCTGCAACTGGTCAGCACGCAGGCGCGCCCGCACGCCGCGGATGCGACCCCGTATCTCCCCGGCCTCGAACATCTGCTGCTTGGCCGCGATTGTCGAGGGCGCGAGCGGCTTCCAGCTTTCGCCGCCTGCCGCCCCCCCGGTGTTGAACATCTCGGCAAAGCCCTTACGAACCTCGATGGCGACCCGATTCAGATAAGGCCGCAGGTCGGACACACGCCTGCTTATGCGCTCAAGCATCTGCCTGAACTCGCCGAGTCCCTCCATGTCGAGGATTGCAGTCATGATGGGTGTGTCCCTTGTAAGGTGTCCCTTCTACGGCAGGGCCCTGACACGCGATCCTGTTACCTTCGCCGTGCCGCTGCCCGCGAGGCTCCCTCCAGTAATGGCGATCCCGGTCACATCGCGTATCCAGTAAACCTGCGTGCCGTTCTCGGGTGCTTCGGTGAAGTAGTAGGTGCCGTCACCGAGGTCCGTACCCGGACTGGTGTAGTGCCAGAGGACCCCCGTGGCTCCCAGGTGGTTTTTGCCCGTCACGACGACAGCAACGTGGTCGCTCGACGTGAAGCCGCCCCCCGTAACCACGAGCTTCGGCTTGACCAGGCCATACTTGGTCTCGTCAAGCGCGCTTCCATTCACGAACCCTCCGGCCACTGTCCAGTGCCCCATGTCCGCCTGGTCATCCCCGGAGACGTTCTTGACCTCCATATATCGGGCCTTGATGGCGTTGTAGAGGTCGCCGAACTCCGGGATGTAAAGCATCGTCGTGGGGTCGGCCGGCGACTTGTTGTAGTAAGTTGCGTACGTCGCGATGTCAACGATGGAGGAATCTACGCCGCTACCGCGCAGACTCATGTGCTGGTCGAGGGCCGCGAGCGCGGTCTGCATCATTGAGGCCGTCGCCGCGCCCGTCTCGACGTTATCCGCCATCGCCTTCATCGCGTCGAGTAGGTCCTTGGTCGGGTAGTAGTCGTCAAGCGTCGTGCCGAGGCCAAGAACTACCGCATACGCGGCTACGGCGTGCAGGTTCGCCTCGCCGACGCCGGACTCGAGGATGGCGTCGAGCTCGGCGTAGACCTTGGCCATGTTGTCGGTAAGCGTCTTAACGTTCGCGTTGCTCAGAAGTGTAGCCATTCTGGTCCTCCTGGCAACGCCACGGCTTTGCTGCTGTTTAGGTTCTGAAGTCCTCCGGGTTCTTCAGCCGGAGGACGGCTCTTTGGGGCATAAACACACCGTCGATCGGTCTCCGGATGGACAACCTCTCCGGGATCGCAATATACGTTGGCGAATATCTGTATTCGGCACTGTAAACGGAGTCACGGGCGGGGTTATGGACGTTCCCCCCTGGCGTGAGCCACTTCACGCTGTCCCCCGAAAGCTCGTACTCCGGACCCACGGCGCCGACACCGTTCTGGGTGTACTCCCCGTGCCCAGCGTCCCAAACCCTCGTGATGGACTTAACCGGGCTGCATCTTAAAGGGTCAAGTTTCGTGTCGGTCGGCGGGTTACCCCGGGCCCGAACTACGTTGTGCGCCGTCCGGAAGGTTCGCCCTGGGATTACGATGAGATCCCCGACAGCGATCGGCATCTCGTCCGGCATCGTTGTGCAAACGATATCGCCCAGCATCAACGCGCCGAATGATGCAAGCACCTGGTTATGCGACACGTCTCTAAGTAAGGCGCGGTATTCTGAGACGCTCTGCGCCGTGTAGAGATAACCTGTGCCGCCGCAGGCGTTGTGCGTCCGGTCGTATTCGCCCGAGATCGGATTCCGGCACGAGCAGGGCAGGGCTTTTTGCCAGGCGACACTCTCTCCTCGCCGACTGATGAAATCACGATGCCGGGCTATGCTGAAATCGACTGTGGCTACCATTAGATTACCTGGAACTGGATCGGCATCTGGCTCTCGAACCACCGGGTCGCGAACCGTTGCCAGTCCTGCTCGATCAGCGCTATCTCTCCCTGGAAAAGAATCCCTGCCGCGCGCGTCAGCGACACGGACTCGCTCGCCCCGTCCTCTCCAACGGAATAGCTCCCGATGCCGGGCTTGTAGGCTCTTCCGATGATGCGGAAGATCTCGGCGGTCGCGAGCCTTGCAACCTGGTGCCTCAACTCGGCGAACTCTGGATCGGTGGCGTCGACGCCGCTCGTGTAGTCAACGCAGATCATCTGTGGCACAATGTCTCGGACCCACCCAAGCATCATCGGGAGGAAGAAATAGCCGGAGGCCAAAACTATAGGCCCGATCGCGCCAAAGGCACTCGCTGTCGGCAGGACGGAGAGCCGCCCAAACTTCCGGTTGCACCTGATCCAATCCATCGGGTAGGTCAGTATCTCAAAGGCCGGTCCATACCGAAGGTCAACCTTCTGGATGCTCTGGACTGGGCGGTGGCGGAGCACCATGTACCCGAAGCTCTGATAATCGGTATGGAAGAAGTCGTACGGATCCTCCTCGACGTCGTAATCCACGCCCTTCACCAGATTCGCCGCAGGATAGCACCTGATGACCTTCTTCCGGAGGTCGCTTTTGAGTTCGCGCTCAGCCCTGGAAACGCTCCAGTTGATGGCGTTCTGAATCGCCTCCTCCTGCTGGCTCTGGTTGCCCATCACCGCCATGAAGCTCGTGAACTCATTCGTCGTGTTCATAACAAGCTCGGCTTTCACGTCGTCTATGGCAACAAGCTCCGGTGCTATCGGCGGAACTCCGGCACCTATCGGCGCGCCCTTTATAGTCAGATCAGGCATCCTAAGTCACCTTCCAGGGTGTCGGGTTTGAAAATCGAGTTGCTTCGCTCTTACACCAAACGTAATATGTGAGCCCGACATCGACCAGGAATGTTACCTCGCCTGCGTCGTTGGTCTGGTCCCAGCCGGCGGCGACGTGGTCGCCAGCCGCGTCGATGGTGAGGCCCACCTGAGCATTCGCCACAGGCGCGTTATCCTGGTCAATGAGTAAGATCGTCCTCGGAACCGGGCCAGCGCCGCTTCCGACAACGCCGACCGTTACTGCGCCAGTGTACGCGAGAGCTGCCGTGTAACTGACCCAATACAGGAACAGTCCGGGGGTAGATGCCTCTTCTGCGCTGAAGCGGATTGAATACTCGCCCTGGTCGCCCTCTCTCCAGTCTTCTGCGGTCAGAACCTTCGTCTGGACCGACTCGCCCTGCTTCTGGTACGTGACGACGAGGCCGGCCGCATCGTACGCGATCCCGGTC